GTAAGTGCATTTCCTGTTACTTGAACATTTACTGCACCAATGTTTGTTGATGTAGCGAACGGTAATGTTGATATTGCGTCAAATCCTAAACTCATAAATAATCCTTAAAAGGAGACAGGGGGTATGTGGTGGTGCCCTGCCTCCATCTAAGAATTATATCATCGTTTAAACCAAGAAGGAAGACCTAAATGTAGACGTTTGTCAAAGATATTATCTTTTGCTCCAGGGGTTTTACGATTGTTATAATGAAAAAATGCTTGAATACATTCTTTACCTTTAAATTTATTTCGCCAATGTTCTAGTTCACATCCTGAATATACTAGCATATCTCCTGGTTTAAGATCTACTTTGATACCTTTAGCTTTGCTTTCAGCAGTAATATTTTTTCCATCAGGAGTTCCTACATTTTCATCAGGACTTAAATATATAGGCCAGTCATCACCACCTAAATTCATAGTTGTAGATATTTCACAACTAAATCTATCTTTGTGTCTTTTTAAAATATCACCGTGTTTATATATTCTAGCATAAGTATAAGCTGGATTTAATTTTAATCCAGTTGCTTTTTCCATAATTGGATGACATTTTAACATCAAAGTTTCCATAGCTATATTAGAATAATGACTATAAGTATTTGGTATTTGCCCATCACTAGGTTCATAATATCCAATTAAATTTTCAAATGGAGAAATATATCTTACTTCTCTACAAGTATCATAAACTTGTTTTTGCATACAAAAATAATTTGCAACAAAAGTTGCTAAGTCTTTTGATATTGCTTGACGGATAACTGTATATTTTTTCTTTTTAAAATTCATATTAATTAATTTTAGTTACTGTAAAAGCTACAGTTAATCTGGGTTGATTTGTTTTATTTTTAGGAACAAAATGTATTAAATTATCTGGAAAAAATAAAATATCTCCTTCTTTAATTTCTGGTGATTCTAAGTTTTCAAAAGATGTTTTTGAATGTTTTTTTGAATCAAATATTAAATAGTGAACTGCCGTTAATCCACCATTTCCTTCGTGATGATGAGGTTCTTGATATTGTTCTTTTTTATAATAATTGTACCATATATCACTTAAATGATATTTATTTATATTGTATTTTTTAGAAACTTTAATAACTAACTTTTCATATTTTTTTCTTAAAAAAGCATAGTTAATTAAATGAACATTTTTATCATCATCGTGAACAACGTGACAATTGCAATTCCATCTATTTTTGTTTGGATATAAATTATAATTTTTTTCTATGTTTATAATATTATTTTCTACAAATTTTTTAGTCCATTTTAAATTAGTTTTATAAAATATATTATTAAACATCTTTAGCCATTTCTTTTTGTACTGCTTGTATATTCCAATGTATAAATCTAAAAGGTTCTTTACCAAAATCTACTGCAAATTCGTGTTCCAAAAACCCTGGAAAGATAATTAATGTACCAGGTTTTGGTTTAAAATGTATAAGCTCTGTGCCACCCCATACACCTTTGATGTCTGGTTTCATTTTTAACTTTGTAGCACGTGCTCCGGTTCTTGGTTCGTGAAAAATAGGGTATGATGTTTTATCACTACACTTTAAAAAATAAAAACCTGATATGTGTTGATTCCAATGTATGTGTGCAGAATGATGGCCACCACCTTTTTTAGCAAACTCTTGAACCCACAACTCACTAAACATAGTTGTGTATTGTGACATATCATAACCTTGATGATCTAAATACTCCCAAGATTTTTGACCAATGTAGTTTCTAAAATCTAAAAAGTCATTGTCTATTGTAAGTGGTGTTGAATGATGACTTGTTCCAAAATCACCGTGTTTCTTAATGTAGTCTTTATTTCTATTTCTTGCTTCTTTAATATACTTGTTACTTGCCTTATTCAAAGACTTAACAAATTCTGGTTTTTGTTCTGACCAAATAGTTGTATTAAAATAGTTACTTATAAACATTATTTAAAAGGCCTTCCTAAATGCCAAACAACAAGACTATACCTCGTGCCTGATGTTACGGGTTTAACTCTATGCCAAACAAAAGAAGGAAATACAATAATAGAACCTTTTGGTAATATTTCTTTTGCTCTTCTTAAATGTTTAGCTTCGTCTCTCATATGTGGATCATAGTTTCTAAAATCAAATTCTAATTCACCACCTGTATATTCTGAACCATCTGTTAATTGACAAGTCATAGATAGTTTTCTAATTTTACCGTGATCTTCAGTATTTGGTTTATCATAAGGTTTATCCCAACTATCGCAGTGCCAATCATAATATTGATTATGTTTGTATTTTGTAAACTGACAAAACTCACTTCTTTCCCAATCAAAGTTCCAGCCAGCTTTTTTATTTGCTTCGTGAACATATGGATGTAATTCTCTATATATCCAAGTATCATTAAGCCATACTAAATCTGATTTTCTTTTTTTCTGTATATTCTTAATATCTTCTTTTGATAATTTTTCTTTGTCATAGCCACCTGTTCTAGCCATAACTTCTTTTTGTGAATTTGCATAAGCTATTACATCATCACAAAACTTTGGTGTAAGTACACCAGTAAAATACCAATAGTAATTAGATATATTCATATTAATTCAAACCATCCTGTAGCAATATATTTTTCTTGAGTAGGAGATATTATGCCTTTATGTGGGTGTGTAAATTCAGCTGGCCATAAAGCAAGATCACCTTTAGTAGCAGATAATGTTACATTTTGAAAAGGAAATTCTGTGCCACCTTTATCAGTAACTGTATTTAAATATAACATATAAGCTAAAATTCTTTTAGGCATTACTGATCCTCTTTCATAATGCAGAGATGGATATCCTCCTCCAGGTTTATAATGTTGAATATGGTTAACTATGTAAGTTCGCATATTTTCTGTTATGTTATATTTTTTACAATATTTAGACACACAATTAGTTAATGTGTTAAAAAAAATCTTGATATTTTTATTTTGTGATTGATTAAAAAAATAAACATCTACAGAATCTTTGACTTCTTTATTAATACCACCACTTGTTTCACCTGTTACTTTATGTTCTTTATTTTTTTTATGATAACTTATAAGGTAATCACAAAGTTTTTTTGGTGTTTTATATATTTCAATAAAATTATATGTATTCATACGTTATAGTTTGAACAAAATTTAAACTATCTTTCTGGTTATTGGTTAAGTAATACATATTAGTAGATGGAAACATAATAAACATATTATTTTTAAGTTCTATATCCCAACTTCTTCCTTTACGTCTGTTATCTTCATAATATATTCGAACAAAACAATCTTTGACTTTTACACCATATAATAATGTAAAGTCTGGAGAGTTACGTAGATCCACTGGATCAATATTTAATAATGGAATTGTAGTTTCGCTGGGTTTATAAATGTTACCCCACGTTTTTTTGTTAACTAAAGTAAATTCATAGTTTAAATTTATATGATCTCTTATATAAGTATTTAACATATCCCAAGTTCGTGAGAAAGGAAATTGTTTGTTTTGAATTTGTGATTGTAAAATGTCGCCTGATAATTTATCTCGGTCAATGTCCCAATCTTTAGGCATTGCCACGTCACCGTAATATAATGCTTGTTCGCTTAATACTTTCTTTTGCATACCACCACCATTTTTAATTTATGCTTTGCTGTCTGTCAAGTCCCAAGATTGATTAGCTTCATTCCATTCATATATCCATCTATGAGTATCTGCTTCATTTTGTGAAGTTTGTTCAGCTGTAAATGCAGGAGCATCACCGATTGGTGATTTCCAAGAAGCTGATTCATTGTGTTTTACCCAAGATGCATAAGGTTTTTTAGGCCAGAAGATTTGATCATCCTCGTCCCAAGTATAACCTATACCTGCGTAGTTACCTCTTAAAGGTGTTCCGCCACCTGAATGTTGATTGCCTTGTGTATTGTATGAAGTTTGAATCCACATTTGTGCAGGCCAATTATTATGTGTTTCTAAATATTGTTGACCTACTGATTCATCTTCAACGCCATCAGCATTAAGCATATCTTTATTATCTAAAGTTAATACTTGAATAACTTTTCCGTTTGATCCTAGTTTTGCAAAATGTGCCATAATGTTTCTCCTTATATATTAATTTTAAATGTTAGTAAATACATATTAATTTTGAAATTTGTATCTAATAATAACAATTCCAGAACCACCTGCAGCAGAAGAGTTATTATTTCCTCCACCACCACCGCCACCACCAGTATTAGTTGTTGCAGCAGCAGCATTTAAATTTGTGCTGTTATTACTTGTTCCACCTAAACCTCCACCACCTAAACCACCATTAGCTCTATTTGGACTTAAAGGTGCAAGGTTGTCTCCACCTCCGCCACCACCACCGCCAGCGAAATAATAAAAAGAACCACAGTTTTGACCAGAAGTTCCAAAAGCATTTGGTACACCTGCACCATTACCTCCATCACCTCTACTACCAGGACCACCTACTGTTCCAGCAGCAATTGCACCACCTCCACCACCTGCTGTAACTTCACCACCTGTATTTGCTCCACCATCCTTTCCTTGAGGCGGACTAACTGGTGGAGTATTTCCTGTTCCACCTGCATTTGGTTGATTACCTGGATTACATTGACCACCTCCTCCTGAACCTCCAGGAAGTCCTTCTCTATTAGATGGGCTAGGTCCACCACCTCCACCACCACCTGCGGATGTTATATTTGAAAAAGTTGAAACACTTCCAGGTCCTCCTCGAGCACTAGGTCCTCCTGCTGTTCCAGCAGCACCAACTGTAATTGGAAAACTAGCTACTGTTGCTGTAATTGCTGCAGGAGCAGCTAAAGGTTTTGCTGGATATGTTGCAGGAGCTAAAGAAGGTGATGCAAATCTAAAACCACCTGCTCCCCCACCTGCTCCTCTATCTGTTCCACCACCGGCTCCGCCTGCTACTACTATATATTCTACTTCATTATTTCCAGCTGCATTTCCAGCAGCAGTAATTTCAAAAGTTCCTGGACCTGTAAATGTATGAATTTTAAAATCACCACAAGTAGCAGTAGTATTACCACCTGTAGCAGCAACATAAGACGCTGTTGGCGCTTCTGATTGTAAACCTGAATCTGTTACTAACCAACCTCTTGTTGAATCTATAAAAATTAATGTAACAGCTATACCTTCTTCACTTAAAGTTCCATTAATTTCAGCACCACCTATTTTAGAACCATTTCTACCAAGTGTTACTTTATTTGTGTCAAAAGTATTTGCATAATCTTTTATTGCAACTACAGCTCCAGCACTAGGTGATGCAGGAAGTGTAACTGTAATCTCTCCACTTGTTGTATTTACAAAATATCCTTCACCAGCAACTGCTGTAAAGTCTCCTGTCTTAACTGTTGTTACCCAAGACGCCGAACCTGTTGCACCAAAGTTTGTTGCAGTTCCTTGGTTGTTAATTGTTGCACCTGCAGGAATTGTGAACGTATCACCACTATCTCCTAATTGAACTGTGCCACACGCTGCTCTTGGACTAATTTTATTTACTTTTATTTCACTCATAATTTACCTATTGAAACCTGTACCTTATTATTATTATACCTGAACCACCGTTTCCACCTGGAGTACTTCCTGTTGGCCAGCCATTACCACCTCCACCACCACCAGTATTAGCTGTTGCATCAAAACCTTCTTTTGTACCAGGACGTGCAGGTCCATAATCTCCACCAGCTCCACCACCACCTGAAGCAGAACCACCAGTTCCAGATGGAGAATAACCTCCACCACCTCCACCACCGGCTCTTGGAGTTGGAGTTCCATTTATTGAACTTGTTGTTCCAGCGCCACCAGTTCCACCATTACTAGGTCCACCAGATCCACCAGTTCCACCGGCTCCACCACCACCGCCACCTGTAGGATTACCAGATGGTCCACCATTGTTTCCTTGAGGAGGACTAACTGGAGGACTATTTCCTGATCCTCCACTTGCATTTTCACCACCGCCACCACCAGAACCTCCAGGTTGACCACTGACACCTGAACCTGATGCATAACCACCACCAGCAGATGTTATATTTGAAAAAGTTGAATTTGATCCATTAGAACCTCCACTTCCAGAACCAGTTCCTCCAGCACCTATTGTTATTGGAAAAGATGTTGCTGTTACTGTTACTCTATTTCCTGGTGTTGGATATCCATCTAAAGGAGATCCTGTGTAAGGAGAAGATGGACTAATTACTTCTCTATATCCTCCAGCTCCTGCACCACCAGCTTGAGAATTAAATCCTCCACTTCCACCACCTGCTACTACCATATGTGAAACTACATTATCTGCTGCACAAGCAGCTGTAGTGCAAACTGTAAAAGTTCCAGGACCTGTAAAAGTATGAATTCTATCATTACCAGAAGTTGTTACAGTTCCACCAGTAGCTACTATAAAATTAGAAGCTGGATTATCGGCTTCATTACTATTAACTGATCTCCAACCAACTGTTGCATCTAAATAAATAAAAGTTACACCAGCTCCTTGAGCATTTAAAGTTAAAGTACCCACACCACCATTAATTTTTTCAGTGCCATTTGGTGTAACAGTTAAAGCGTTTGTGTCAAAAGTGTTATTATAATCTTGAACAGCAATTATTGCACCAGCAGAACCTGCTGGTAAATTCATTGTAAATGCTCCACCTGTTGTATTACAAAAATATCCTTCACTAGCTGATGCTGTAAAAGTGCTTGTTTTAATTGAACCTGTTTGCCACTCTACTAATTGACCTGGATTTCCAAAACCTGTTTGAGATGCGCCAGCCGCTAAAGCTATCGTATCACCAGAAGCACCCAAAGTTATTGTTGTGCCTGATTGACTAATTAAATTTCCACCATCTGATGCTTGTAAATTATTTGCACCTGTTCTAACACTATCAGAAGCAGCTCCAACAGTTACTGTTGTACCACATTTATTGATGATGTTTGAATCATCTGAAACTTTATTTATATTATCTACTTTAATTTTACTTGTCATAATTATTGATATTTGTACCTTATTATTACTATACCAGAGCCGCCATTACCAGATGTGTATCCAGAAGTAAGTGTAACTCCACCACCTCCACCACCAGAGTTAGTTGTTCCATTAGAGCCACTTCCATCATTGCTTCCATTTCCTCCACCACCAGATCCTCCTTGAGGAGTAGTTGGACCTCCACCAGGTCTTCCACCACCTCCACCACCGCCAGCTCTTGTAACTGGTGATCCATTAATATTTGTTGTTGCACCATTACCACCATTAGCACCTACATTAATAGTAGGAGCATCTGATCCACATGCACTAGCACCACCACCGCCGCCACCATTACTAGGTTGACTAGAATTACCACCATCTTTTCCTTGAGCAGGACTTACAGGAGGTGTATTTCCTGATCCTCCAGCTCCACCATCACTTCCTCCTCCTCCAGAACCACCTGGACGACCAATTGCACCACCTGAATTTGCACCTCCACCTCCACCACCTGTAGATGTTATATTTGAAAAAACTGAATTAGAACCAGTACATCCTTTAATGTTACTGCAACTAGAGGAAGGTTTACCATCTCCACCACCACCAACTGTAATTGGATAACCTTGAACTGCAACTGGTAAAGCTGAAACACCACAACCTAAAGGAGAGGATGTATAACCACAACCTGCGGATTCTCTATAACCTCCACCACCACCACCACCAGATTGACCACCTCCAGCGCCTCCACCACCAGCTACCACTAAATAATCTACTGTATTTGATCCTGAAGCGTTACCAGCACTAGAAACACAAAACGTACCTGGACCTGTAAATGTATGAATTTTATAATTTCCACAACAAGTTACTGTTCCACCTGTTGCTGCTACAAATCCAGGTGCTAAAAAACTAGAATCATTTTCACCTACTGGAACCCATCCCTGAGTGTTATCAACATAGACTAAAGTAATTGCTTGTCTATTTACTATAAGTTGTCCGTTAACTGTATTACCTTCAAAAGGTGAGCTATTTCTATTAATTGTAATTTTGTTTGTTGCAGCTGTGCCTGCGTAGTCTGCTATAGCAACTATGTCCCCCGCACTTGGTGATGATGGTAGTGTAACTATCACTACTCCAGATGTTGTATTTACAAAATAACCATTACCACTTACTGCTGTAAAATCTGCAGTTTTAGCTGTAGTGTCCCAATTAACTGAACCTGATCTACCAAAACCTGATTGAGATGCTCCTGATGCTAATTGAATAGTATCACCTGAAGCACCTAAAGTTATTGTTGTACCAGATTGACTTATTAAATTTCCACCATCTGATGCTTGTAAATTATTTGAACCTGTTCTAACACTACCGCCAGATTCTCCTACAGTTAACGTAGTTCCGCATTGTGGTTCAACTGTATTTACTTCTATCTTTGACATTATACTATTACTAAAGTTCCTGTTACTGTTATTGTACCAGGTACTGTAATAGGTCCTGC